GGGCGAAGGTCACGCCGAAAGCGGCACGGCTCTGCGAATCAGGCTAATACCAACCCTGTCCAAGGTGCGAAAATTCGCCACCGCGCTCAAGGTTGCCATTCCCCAGGTGCAAAGCCTGAAGAGCAAGCTTGATGCTGCTCTAGGAATCGAAGGTTCTCAAGCATACGAGCCCGAAGATGTGACAGTCCATATGCAAGACGGCATCCCCGATGACCCGATGGAGAGGGCCCAGATCCGGCTCACCAAGGCGCAAGCAATCGGCACCCTGAAGGCGCAGGGCGTCATAGACGGGGCAACATCCCTGAGGGCCGCGATCATCTGCAAGATCATCCCCAAAGAGGCACTGGCCGAAATGGTAGACGACCCCGAGACGGAAAGCATGATCGCTGCCGCGACTGGCCGGCTCCGAGAAGAGAACAGTATGAATTTCTAATTATAAACAAGCCACTCCGGGCTTACCGGAGGATGGGTGACATCGGCCCTAACTGATGGTGGTACCACTATGACAGAACCTATTGACACTCTTACGCCTGAAGGCGGTAATGTTCCGACGCCGGAACCAAAACCAGCGGAAAAGAAACGTGAATTCACTCAGGAAGAGCTGGACAAGATGTTCTCAGATCGGGCATCTCAAGCAGAGAAAGCGACTGCAAAGAAGTTCCAGAAGCAAATCGAGGAACTCACTGCTCAGATCGATGAATTCAAGGGCAAGGATCTTGGAGAGCTGGAAAAGCTCCAAAAGAAGCTGGAGAAGGCGACCAAAGACCTTGCAGACAAGGATACTGAACTGACCGGCACCAGGCTAGAGCTAATGAAAACCAAAGCTCTGCTCCGGGCGGGGGCTCCTCCTGAAAAGGTGGACCGTCTGCTCAAGCGCGTGGCCGGCACCACTGAAGAGGAGATCTCTGCAGATGTGCAGGAACTTGTGGCTCTCGGATGGATCGGCAAAGCACCAGAAGCGGAAGGTAAGCCCGCCGCAAACGGATCTGGCAAACCTCCTGTCAAGGACAGTATCAAGAAGTTCACAAAGGCCCAACTAAGCGCCATGACGCCGGAAGAATATGATGCCAATAGGGCTGATATCATGAAGGCAATGGAAGCGGGCCAAATAACGTGATGGGCATCATCTATTGCCCATTATTAAGGATGTTTTGAAATGACTCTCAACAACTTTATCCCTGCAATATGGGCTAACGAAATTGCCAGGAACTTGGAAAAGTTCCTCGTATATGCACAGCCGGGCGTGGTCAACAGGGACTATGAAGGCGAAATTTCCGGGGCAGGTTCCTCTGTCAAAATCAATGGCATCGGACCCGTGACAGTCGGAAACTATGTCAAGAATACCAACATCGGCGATCCCGAGACCCTGACCGACGCTCAGACAACCCTGACCATCGACCAGCAGAAGTATTTCAACTTCCAGGTTGATGATATTGACAAGGCCCAGACCAAACCCAAGGTAATGGCCAATGCCATGCTCCGGGCGGGGTACGGCATGAGGGATGCTATCGATCAGTATATAGCAAGCCTCTACACAGACGCCGCCGCCGCTAACCTGATAGGCACAGATGCAGTACCAAAGGTACCCAACAACACCGCCGGCAACCCCAGCAACGTCTATAACCTCCTGGTGGATGCAGCGGTCGCCCTGACCGACAGCAAGGTTCCGACTGAGGGCAGATGGGTTATTGTGCCTCCCTGGTTCTATGGCAGGCTGCTCAAGGAGCCCATATTCGTGAAGGCCAACGAGTCCGGAAGCGATCAGGCTCTTAGGAATGGTATTGTTGGAAAGGCCGCCGGGTTCACGGTCCTACAGTCTCACAATGTGCCGAACACCGCCGGCACGAAATACAAGATCATGTTCGGCGTGGGTGACGCGATCTCTTACGCATCCCAGATCACCGAAGTCGAGGGCTACCGGCCTGAAAAGAGGTTCGCCGACGCCGTCAAGGGTCTGAATGTCTTTGGCGCTAAGGTCGTCTATCCCGAGATGCTCGGCGTTCTGACCTGCAATCCTGCTTGAGGTGGACAGATGAAAAAGATATTTGCATTCCTGCTAATGCTTATGCTGCTCACTGGAGCGGCATCGGCAACATACACAGCAATCTCTAAGGTCGTCAGCCTTGATAACGAGAACGACTATGCCAGCGCTCCCGCCTCATGGGATACCCTGCTTGGCAACGGGTCAGTCAACTTCTATGCCTGGCCTGGCGGCTACGACCTCATACTCATGGTAAACGTGACCGGGGTTAAAGCGACAAACTACCTGAATGTCATGGCTGGGGACAACCCGCCCGCTTTCCGGTCGGATATCGGGAATCTCACTATATCCACTTGGACTGACGGAGGCAACGAGGTCCGGTTCATAGGCCCGCTGGAGTCTGCCAGGTTCATGAACTCCACCGGCTACCTTCAGGTCAGCTCAAAGAACCTGACGGGCAAGCTGGCAGTCCTTAAGGTGGTGAGCTAGTGGCTGCCGCTAAGACGGTCAGATTCCGTACCAAGAGCACGGGCGTGATCTGGGAGATGGAAGAGGGCTCCGAGGCAGCCAACCGCTGCCGTCGCCTGAAACTCGATTACGAAGAGGTCAAGCCGGAGAAAGGGGCCTGATCTATGCCTATCGTACCTCTGGAGGGCAGCATCAAGCTCCCCCCTGCTGCAATGCGCCTGGTTTTTGTGGCACCATCATTCAGGCAGCGGTGCCTCATCGGGCTGTACAATCTTCTTGGAAGAGTTAAGGAGGCTAAATTATGGTAGCAAGTGGATTATGCACGGCCTGGATGAACACCATCCTGGGCCTGATCTTCGGGGCGGCTGGCTCGCCGTACACGGCTCCGGCAAACGTCTATGTGGGCCTGGCAACGGCGGTCGCTGCTGATGGGACTGTGACTGGCGAGCCCTCAGCTGGCAATTATGCCAGGGTCACTGTAGTGAACAGCTCCACAAACTGGAACACGGCTGCTAATGGGGCAGTCGATAACAAGACCGCAATCACTTTCCCTCAGGCTTCAGCCAGTTGGGGGGCTCTTGACACGTTCTTCATCGCCAACCACTTGACAAACAGTGGGGCTGCTGTCATCTGTTACGGCACACTGTCCGAAGAAAAGACCATCGGTACCAACGACACGCCAAGCTTCGCGGCTGGCGCACTGGATATCAGCTTCACGGCGACCACATGATCAGACAGAAGAGCGCAGCCGATTGGAGAGCCC